TCAAAGAGTACAAAGAGCAGGACATCAAGTTCTTAAAATTTTGTCAACAAGCGATCAATGAGAATAAGGTCGTAGAATATTGGTGTAGTTGGTAATGCCGAAAGAAAAGAAACGAGCCGACAATGTCGGCTCGGCTCGTTCTCGTAAAGCAGGACAACAAGCACAAGATGAGTTCACCAAGCGACTGACAACGCTGGTGCAGGGGTTGGAAAAGACAATGCAACTAGAGGTTGAGCCTAATGTTAATACCTTTAATAATATCATTAATAAAAAAGATAAAAAAAAATTAAATTAATTCTTGTAATGGGATTGCATAAGATATAAAAGGATTGGGCAAACATAAGTTTGTATAACTTAACAAAGAGGTAAAAATGCCAAATGCAATAAAAAAGCTAAAGCAAGATGAAAAGAAAATAATTCTTGCCTATGCTCAATTAAAGCTAAAAGCAAATAGACTATCTAAAGAGTTGGACACAATGAAACAAAATGTTGTGGATTGCTTTGATAGAACAAACCAAAATTTAATTATTGTTCAAGATGAGAATGGTAATAGTTTTGGATTACAAAAAATAAATCGTAAGCGTAAGAAATTTGAAACAGCAAATTTCAAGATTGCTCACAATGATTTATTCAACAAGTTCACTACTGAGATTGAATATAGTGAATACAAAGCAATAGGGGATAACAATGCCCAATAATGATTTAATGAATATTGCTGAAGTATTAGCGAAAAGAGTTGGCGATAAAACGCCAACTCAACTAGCTGACATGGTCATTGATAATGGAGTTAAGAAACAACTCAATTATGAGATTATGTTTCAGTTATTAATGGGTGAGTGTGAAAAGCACATACTCGAAAATGTTGGCAACCCAATTGTTGACGAGTTTAAAGAGAACGTACTAAAGAAATTTAGTACACTTGTTCAAGCCCTACATACACAAGGGTAATAATAAACAACCAATGGCGTTTAACAACGCCATTGGTGTATCTATTCCATAGAAGGCTCACAATTTTAAAAGAACAAATTTACAGGTTTGACAACTGTAAATCACGCACTGTGGTGGGTGCAAAACCGACAAAGAGGTTTACAAAGTAGGATATACAAATATACTAGGGTCCCAAACGGTATGAACATAGAGCATCTATCAGAAGACGAATTAAAAGACTTAATCCTGAAAAAGCAGTTGGAGTGGATCAAGTTATGCCAAGATAATTTTTTAATTTTTGCAACTGCTGTTTGGCAAGATTTTATATATAGAAAGACTGATGATCCCAAAAATTATGGACACCATCAAATAATTGCTAGTGCCTTTCAAGACATAGCTTTTGGCGATAAAAAGAGGCTCATCATTAATATGCCCCCTAGACATACAAAATCAGAATTTGCATCTTACCTGTTTCCGGCATGGATGATTGGAAGGAATCCTAAGATGAAAATAATGCAGGTATCACACAACGCAGAATTAGCTTCAAGGTTCGGTAGCAAAGTTCGAAACCTCATGAACTCAAAGGAGTATAAACAAATTTTTGGAGATGTTACACTTAGAGAAGATAGTAAAGCAAAAGGACGTTGGGAGACCAATCATGGTGGGGAATACTTTGCAGCGGGTGTTGGCGGTTCTATCACAGGACGAGGGGCGGACTTACTTATTATCGATGACCCACACACTGAGCAAGACTCAATGTCAGACTCAGCAATGGATCGTGCATACGAGTGGTACAATTCAGGACCCAGACAGCGTTTGCAACCAGGAGGTAGAATCTGTGTTGTTATGACGAGATGGGCTACCGATGATTTGACAGGAAGGCTCATCAAATCACAATCAGAGCCCAAAGCAGATAAGTGGGACGTAATTGAGTTTCCTGCTATACTTCCAAACGATGAACCTGTGTGGCCAGAGTATTGGTCTAAAGAAGATCTTGAAGCGGTAAAAGCTTCGATCTCAACTAAGAACTGGAATGCACAATACATGCAGGACCCAACTTCAGAAGAAGGGGCGATCATCAAAAGAGATTGGTGGAAAGATTGGGATTCAGAAACACTACCAAAATTACTTCACGTAATACAATCATATGATACTGCATTCTCTAAAAAAGAGACTGCAGATTACTCTGCTATAACCACCTGGGGTATCTTTGAGCCATTTGAAGGCTACGAGAAATGTATAATATTATTAGATGCACAAAAGGGAAGATATGATTTTCCTGATTTAAAAAATCTAGCAATTGAGCAATATCATTACTGGGAGCCTGAAACTGTTATAATTGAGGCAAAAGCCAGTGGTCAGCCATTAATTCACGAATTACGTAGAGCTGGCATACCCGTTGTCGATTATGTGCCTGCAAGAGGCAGAGACAAGCATACACGTATAAATAGCTGTGCGCCTGTATTTGAGTCTGGTATGGTTTGGGCACCTCTTGACGAACACTGGGCACAGGAGGTGATTGAGGAATGTGCAGCCTTCCCCAATGGACAATACGATGACTATGTTGATTCTATGACCCAAGCTGTGTTAAGATATCGACAAGGCGGATTTGTACAAACATATTCAGATGATTGGGACGAACCGAACTTTAAAATAGAAAAGGATTATAAATATTATTAGGAGAACCTATGGCACTAAAAGGCAACCAAAAGAAATTAGATAAAAATAACAACAACAGAATTGATGCACAGGATTTTAAAATCTTAAAAGCAGAAAAAGCAAAAGGTAGAGGTCAAGGTTTACAAGATGAAAAAATGAAACCAGGTAAACCAATGAAAGCTGCACTTGGTGCAATGGCTTTAGGTCTTGCTGGAAAAAAAATGATGGAGAAAAAAGGATCAAAAATGCCCATGGGTATGGGTGCTGCAGCGGCAATAGCTAAAAAGAAAAAAGAAATTTTAGGCAAAAAAGATGGTGGTGAAATGAAAAAGGACCCAACAAAAACTATAAATCCATTTCAAAAAAGACCACAAAAAAAAGGTGGAGTCAAATCAGTGCTGAAAAAAGTTGCTAAAGGTGTTGGTAAAATTGGAGTTGCAGGAGCCATAGCAGGAGCTGCAGCGGCAGGTGCAAAAAAAATTGCTGAAAAAATTAAAGAAAAGAAAAAATTAAAAGGTGATCTCATAGGTTCTATTGCACCATACAAAAAAATGGGCGGTGGCATGATGCAACGACCTATGGGTTATAAAGCAGGCACAATGATTAAAGCCAGAGGTGGTGGAATGGCAAGATCAAAACCTACAAAAATGTACTAGGAGGGACTATGTCCCTACGAAGTTTATTTCAGTTTGGGAAGCGGCTTCTTAAAGGTAAGAAAGAATCAGCGCAACCGGCTACCGGACAACAACAACGTCAAATAACATACGAACCAAAACCATCTCAAGCACAAGGTCAAGAATTAGTAAAACAGGAGATGAGGAATCCTCCTGTTATTCTTAAGAAAACTAAACCATTACAAATGGGTGATGACATCGCTCCTGCTTTTGGTTCTTCTACGTATGACTGGGCAATGAAAATAGGTAGAGGCAAATACACAGCTGATGAATGGTTAAATCATTTAACAGGAAGTAGAACTGTAAATTTTAAAGTATTTGGTAAACCAGCTAAGAAGTTTGAAAGAACTGAGAAAAGATTTAAATACGATTCAGGACCCTTTGCAGGTAAAGAAGTAAATATATCAAAAGAAGAATTATTCGATACCAATCTTGCAATCTTCAACGAGGCAGGAGATCTAACTGGTGGATTATTATACGCAGCTAAAAAGTTTGGATTAAAATTGGATGCAAATGAAATTGGTGCTATGATTAAACTTAATCCTGTCAACAGACTTAAACCTATGGAACTTGGTATACCAAAAGGTGCTCAAGAAAATTTTGATATTGCTTTTAAAAACATGACGAACTCTATCAATCTTGTCAAAACTAAATTTAGAGCAGATAGTGATCTAGTATCTAACCTTGATGATGCTTTATATCAAATGGGGGCGATGAAAAATGGTGAACTTGGCAGAGGTGTTTTTGAAAGTTTAAGAAACTCATTAAGGAGAGCTAAGGCTAGACCTGATGTAAGAGAACAAGAGAAAAGAATTTTGAATAGAGCTGAAGCTGAATTGAACTCTGCTGTAGCACCACTAAAAAATAATAAAACAAAATATCAAAGTGAAACGAGTTATACCTTACAAGGTGGTAAAGATTACAAAGAAACTATTTTTTATTTAGATGAGCCTATTAAATCAAACAGAAAACCTTTTACAGATCCAGGACACTTTAGTGAAACAGGAGTCAAGAATCAAATTTATCACGTAAGATTTGATACAAGATTTACACCTGAAGGTAAGAAAGTATTTATGATAAACGAAATACAATCTGACGTAAACCAAAACGTTGCAAAACAATTATCTAAAATGAAACAACTATCTGGAGAAGCTAGAACCAATCCTTTTCAAGCTGATCTAGAATTAAATTTATTAGCTAGGAATAGAAGTAAATTAATGGAAGATATAACTGATGCAATAGCAAAGAACCAACCTAATAAAGTTCGAGCATTATCAAAAGATGCTAGAGAGATCCAAACAAAAATGAATAATGTATTTCAAAAGATTGATCAATATTCAGAAAAAAAATTTGATTACTTTCCTATGGTTGAAGCAGACGCTTATGGAGATCATGCTTTAAAATATTTAATGCAAAAGGCAGCACGTGAGGGTGTTGATTATGTAGCCGTTGCCCCTTTTAATAAATTGAGTTTTAGGCAAGGATACAAAGCAGGTAACGAAAGATTTTATGGATATGCAACTGGTAAAGGTATTGACGGAAAAGGAAAAGCAGTAATGCCAGAACTTATGAAACGTTCAGCTAGATTTTATAATTCCTCTGCAGGACCAACTAAAATTTCTTTATCAGATCCAAAAATGCCTTACAAAAGAATATCAAAAGATAAATTTAAATATCCTGATAAATCAGCAAAAAAAGGTAAAGAGATTACTAGTGAATACCATTCAGATGTTTCAATGAACCCTGAGTCAGGATATAAATTAATCCCTGAGGGGGATCCAAGGTTGTATTTCGATGCATTTGCTATTAAAGTAAACCCGCTTATGAGAAGCACACAGAAAACTTACAAGGCTACTGGTGGACTTGTGGTAGATATGTTTAAACCAATAAGGTACAATTAGTAATGGCCGTAGAGAAAAATAACGAAATTATCGAGGAAGAAGCTAGAGTCACTGAGGAAGTTCAAGAGCAACCTGAAGGTTTACCGATAGATGTTTCTGTTGAAGGTGAGGAGCAAGTTGAGGAGAGACCACAAGATGATTTTAATGCTAATCTTGCAGAGGATATGGATGAAAGAATACTTCAATCCATGGCAAGTGATTTAATAGCTGAATACAAAAAAGATAAAAATTCTAGAAAAGAATGGGAAGAAGCATACATAAAAGGTTTAGAATTACTTGGTACAAAATACCAAGAAGTCACAAAACCATTTAAAGGTGCAAGTGGGGTTACACACCCATTACTTGCTGAGTCTGTAACACAATTTCAGGCACAAGCTTACAAAGAATTAATACCATCAGATGGTCCAGTTAGAACAAAAGTCGTAGGGTTACAATCTCCACAAATAGAAGCACAAGCAGATCGTGTAAAAGAATACATGAACTTTTTGTTAATGGAAGAGATGGAAGAATATACAACAGATATGGACCAGATGTTATTTTATTTACCATTGTCCGGTAGCACGTTTAAAAAAATATATTACGATGCAATGTTAGGACGACCTTGTTCTAAATTTATACCTGCTGAAGATTTAGTGGTGCCATACTATGCATCTGATTTAAAAGATTGTGAAAGAATTACACACATCATTAAGATGACTGAAAACGAAGTCACCAAAAAAATGGCTGGTGGTTTTTACCGAGACATTGAACTTGCATCGCCAAGAGAAACTACAGACCAAGTCCAACAAAAGGTAAACGAATTACAAGGAGTTAAGAGAACTGAGTCCGACATGTTGCACACAATTTTAGAGATGCATGTAGATTTAAACTTAGAGGATTACGAAGACTTCGATGACAAAGCAAAAAAAATAAAAATTCCTTACATTGTAACCATTGACGAGGGATCAGGAGAAATTTTATCTATCTATAGAAATTACAAACCAAACGATATTTCATACGCAAGAATAGAATATTTTGTTCACTACAAATTTTTACCAGGATTAGGTTTTTATGGTTTTGGTTTAACACATATGATCGGTGGTTTGAGCAGAGCTGCAACACAATCACTTAGACAATTGATTGATGCAGGTACTTTAAAAAATTTACCAGCAGGATTTAAGTCAAGAGGTATAAGAGTAAGAGATGATGACCAACCAATTCAACCTGGAGAGTTCAGAGATGTGGATGCACCAGGCGGAAACATACGAGATCAGTTTTTTAATTTACCATTTACAGAACCATCAACAACATTATTTCAATTATTAGGCTTTGTAGTTCAAGCAGGACAAAAATTTGCAGCAATAACTGACTCAAATATTGGAAATGACACACAAAATAGAGCAGTTGGGACTACAATTGCACTTATGGAACGTGGTTCACGTGTCATGAGTGGTGTTCACAAGCGTTGTTACTACGCAATGAGACTAGAATTTAAGATTTTAGCAAAAATTTGTGCAGAATCACTGCCACCTGAGTATCCATATGACGTTTATGGTGGACCAAGGCAGATAAAACAGTCAGATTTTGATGAAAGAGTCGATATTTTGCCTGTTGCTGACCCAAATATTATGTCTATGGCGCAAAGAGTGACACTTGCACAGACACAATTGCAAATAGCACAGACAAATCCGCAAATTCACAACATACACGAAGCATATAGACGTGTTTATGAAGCGTTAGGTACAAAACAAATTGAAGGATTGCTCAAACCAGCACCAAAACAACCAGAGCCGTTAGATCCAGCTAAAGAAAACGCACGTGCACTGCAAATGCAACTACTAACAGCATTTGAATTTCAAGATCATGATGCACACATATCTGCACACATGGCATTTATGGCATCTCGAATGGTACAAATCAATCCACAAGTATATGCATTGATGCAATCACACATTTCTGACCACATATCCTTTAAAGCAAAAGCAACTGTCAAAGGAATGATGGCACAAGACCCACAAATGCAACAAATGGCACAACAAAATCCAGAACAATTTGAAATTATGTTTGAAGCTGAAGTTGCAAAGGTTGCAGCACAGATAACACAAGAGTTAGTACAGACTGAAATGCAAACAAACGCTGCAAAACAGGATCCACTTGTTAGAATTAAACAACAAGAGGTAGATTTAAAAGCTATGGACATGCAAAGAAAAGCAGAAGAGACTGCATTTAAGCAAGATCAAGAAAATTTAAGAGCAGCAGAGCGTTTAAATTTTGATTATGATAGACTTGCAGTACAAGACCAACAATCAGACGAACGATTAGCAGTAGCGAGGCAAAAACTTGAGAAGAAATAACGAAAAAGGACTAAGCGGTGGTGTGAGGTCTGGGCCTGCTCCAGAAAAAGGTTTCAATCCACAAGGATTGAAGTCAGGAGGATGTCCACATAGAGAACCAGGAGTTAAATCTGACATTAAAGGGATTAAAAACGTGCAGGTCTCTGGTAAAAAATTCATCGGCTTACGATAACCTAACAGAACAAGGTAAAATCCTTTTTCTTGCTGGCATATTCGATGGCGAAGGTAGTTTTGGTGTTTGGGGCAAGGGAAAAGGTAGAAAATCATTTCAATGTTCTGTTGAAATGTGTGATAAGGACATAATTCAAAGATTTGTAGAAAAATTTGGCGGATCTATATTGCCTGTAAAAGTTCGTAAAGATAATTGGAAGCAAACATGGAAATGGAAGATGTCAGGCAAGAGGGCTTTCACAATTGTTGGAAAAATGGTAGAGTATATGTGTCAACGAAGGAAGGACAAGTACAATGTGGTTAAGTGCAATCAAATTAGCGGTTAGTGCAGGAAGTAAAATTTACGCTAACAAGCAAAAGACGAAAATGGCTATGTCAGATGCACAATTAATGCATGCTGAACGTATGGCCAAGGGTGAAGAAGCTTACCAGGGAAAACTTTTAGAGGCCCGACAATCAGACTGGAAAGACGAGGCAGTTCTCATAATTCTCAGTTTGCCCGTATTGGTGCTTGCTTGGGCGGTCATATCGGACGACCCAACTGCTATGGATAAGGTAAAACTTTTCTTCGATATGTTCTCACAGCTCCCGTCATGGTTTACAAATTTGTGGATCTTGGTTGTGGCTTCAATATATGGTATAAAGGGAACACAAATATTTAGGAACGGAGGAAAAAAATAGATGACTAAATTATGTCCAAGAGGTAAAGCGGCAGCGAAAAGAAAATTTAAGGTATACCCAAGCGCATATGCTAATGCCTACGCATCAAAAATTTGTGCAGGTAAAATTAAAGATCCATCTGGTGTAAAAAGAAAAGATTTCAGAGGACCAAAACCAGCAGCAAAAGGTGCAATGATGAAAGCTAAAAAAGGTAAAGCTGTTATGATTCTGATTGGTGTTGGCAAAAAGAAAAAAGTTGATAAGAAAATGGGTGGTGGTATGACAGCAGGTTCTCAATCAGCTATGGGTAGATTACAAAAAGCAAACATGATGAGTAAAGGCGGCTTGAAAACTGAATTAAATAATCCTGCAAAAGGATACACAAAAGGTGGCATGGCTGACTATTACAAAGATTTAATGTAATGTATAAAAAAGGATCATGTTGGGACGGCTACGTTCAAGCTGGCATGAAGAAAAAAGGCAATAGGTTAGTTCCTAATTGTGTCCCAGCAAGTTCTAAAAAAATGGCCGAAGGTGGTCTAACAAAATGGTTTAAACAAAAATGGGTAGACATAGGATCAAAAAAGAAGGGTGGAGGATTTAGAGAATGTGGAAGAAAATCTGCAAGTGGATCAAAAAGAAAATACCCAAAATGCGTGCCTGCTGCAAAAGCAGCCCGAATGACAGAATCGCAAAGGCGTTCTGCTGTTGCAAGAAAAAGAAGTAAAGCACAAGGTGTAGGTGGTAAACCTACAAATGTTAAAACGTTTGCAAAAAGAGCTTAATTAGATATATTCATTTTGTGGATATATATACAATCTCAATCATACAAAAAGTTATTAAACGTTCATTAGATCGTCTTAAAGACCACGCTATATATGGTGTTGACACTATGGAGCAACTACAATATGTTAGGGGTCAAATCAAATCCTATGAGGATTTGCAACAGGAAATAAAAGACCTGCTGTCAAGAACGGAGATAGAAAATGAACAAGTCCACGGAGACACCGAAACGGACTGAAGCACTCTTAGACGCTTATAAAGCGAAAGAAGAAGTAGAAACAGTCCTTGATCCTAAAGCGATCAAAAAATCAACATTAGAAAGTTTACCGACACCTACTGGATACAGATTATTAGTATTACCATATGCTGGTCCTAAAAAAACAAAGGGTGGAATTTTACTTTCTGATACAACTCAAGAAACCATACAAATGACAACAGTATGTGGTCTTGTGCTTAAAATGGGAGATCTTTGTTATCAAGATAATGACAAGTTTCCTAAAGGACCATGGTGTAAACTAAACGATTGGATAATCTTTAGTAGATACGCAGGTTCAAGATTCAAAATAGAAGGTGGAGAAGTAAGAGTTCTTAATGATGACGAGGTCATCGCTAAGATAAATGATCCATCAGATATTTTGCACCATTATTAAGGAGGATTAAATGGCTGAAGAAAACAAAAACCCAGAAGTAGAATTAGATACTGATGGCGTAAACGAAGAAAGGGTAGAGGTACCTGAAGCGAAAGAACCAGATGAGTCTTTTGCACAAAAAGAAGATGTTGATCTAGGTTACACTGATATTAAAGATGAAGAAAAGGTAACTGGAGAAAAAACTGCAAAAGAACTTTTGCAGGAAACTAAAGAAGAACCTAAAGAACAACCAAAGCAAGTTGAATCAAAAGATACTGATGAAGAGGGCTTGCAAGAATATTCTGACAAAGTTCAAAAAAGAATAAAAAAACTTACTTTTCAAATAAGAGAAGCAGAGAGAAGAGAAAAAGCTGCTGTCGATTATGCGAAAGGACTTAAGAATAAATATGAGACCGCTCAAGAAAAATATGAGGAAGTCGATACTAATTATCTTAAGGAATATGATGCAAGAATTGATGCGGAAAGAGACAAAGCAAAAGCTGCACTGAAGACTGCATTTGATTCTCAAGATCCTGAACAAATTACAGAAGCTCAGGATAAGCTTACTAAGTTAGCTGTTGAGAAAGAAAAAGTTTCGATGACTCTTGCAGAAAAAGAGTCAAAGAAAAAAGAATCTGAGTCAAAACCACAAGAAACTACTCAAGAACAGCCACCAATTAGTCAAAGAGCACAGGAATGGGCTTCAGACAACGAATGGTTTGGCAGTGATAGAGTAATGACTTCTGCTGCGATGGGAATACATGATGAGTTAATGCAGGAGGGAATTGACGCGGAGAGTAACGAGTACTATAATCAAATCAACATTTCTTCTTTTT